ATAAACCAAACTGTTTAGCATAATAAGCATCCTCATTAAATTCAAATGCGTCATTTGGAGATACACCGTCTTTTAATAATTTAGGTATACCATTTACCAAATCCATTTTTGGGTAAATATCTTTTAAATGTAGTAGTAATAAACGAAGAGATTCAATTTGTTTAGTTGAATATGCATGCCAGTATCTTTTACCTCTAAATTCATATCCTAAATCACATACAAATTCTTCTTTAACTTCTGTGTTAACATATGTATAATACTTATCACCTTTTTTAGTTAAATATCCAAAGTTGTTAAGTTCAACACCCCCGGACATTTTAGAGATAGCAAACTTACCTACTTTACCTAAATGCCATCCTAAATAATTGTTTGGGAAACATTCTACAACAACACCATCATGCTTAGCTTCTTTACCTTTAACATTAGTTCCACCAATACAATATTGAGTAGCTACTCTACCACGTTTATCATTATTCCAACTTCTAATTGTAGCATAAGGATTGTCCCAACCTGCTGTATGATGAATAAAGAATCCTAAAGGTTCTATTTTACCGTAATCTCTTACATACTCATCTTTATCTAAATACTGACGGTCAATAACTAATCCATCTTTTGTAGTATATTCAGTTTCTTCAGGAGCTTCTAAAGAATCTGTATCAATTCCTATAGCTTCCCAAGTTCCAGGTCCAACTAGACCATCAACAGCTAATCCATTATCTTTTTGAAATTTTTTAACTATAGCTTCAGTTCCAGATCCAAATATACCATCTGCGCTTACACCTAAAGCTTTTTGAAGTTGTTTAACTTCTAATCCTTTTGATCCTTTTTTTAGTAACATATTATATTGATTTATAATAAATATTAAAGGGGAATGAATAATCACTCCCCTAATAAAGATTAGTATAATTTTAAATACTACCCATCACATGAAATACATTCTGATGTACGTGATCCTAAATCACCCTTAATTACTGAATCAGTTCTTAAATAGTATAAAGTTTTAATTCCTAATTTCCAGGCTTCCATATGTACTTGATTTATCCATTTTGGAGAATCAGTAGGTGCAAACGCTAAATTTAATGATTGGGTTTGGTCAATGTATTTTTGTCTAATTGCTGCTTGTCTAACTAATTCTAATTGGTTTGTTTCTGCAAATGTTAAAAATACTTCTTTATCTTCTTCGGACAAGATTTCATTTGGTAAATTTTGAACTGAACCTGCATCTGATAATATTTGGTCCCAAATTTTACTTGTGTTTTTTCCTTTTTCAGTTAATAGATTTTCTAACTCTGGATTCTTAACAATAAATGTCCCTTTAGCTCCATTAAATGTATAAACATTTGCAGGTTGTGGCTCAATTCCAGCTGAACATCCTCCAATTCTACTATTAGAAACTGTAGGTGCAATAGCTAAGACATGAGTATTTCTCATACCTGTTCCTTTACACCATAAGGGCTCACCATACTCTACAGCTAATTGTCTACTTGCAGCTTCAGCTTCATTTCTAATTTTAGACATTATTGTATGAGTCCAGGCTGTAGAAGCTATTGAATTAAATGGTAAGTTTTTCTTTTGTAAAAAAGTATGCCAACCCATTACTCCCAAACCTAATGCTCTACCTTTTTTAGCATGTTTGTGAGTACGTTTCATTGCTTCTTTCCCATTTGTTTTAACAATGAATTCTTCCATTACACCATCTAAAAAATATGTAGCAGTTTCAACAACGTCTGTGTCCTTCCACTCATCATATTTTGCGAGATTTAATGAAGATAAACAGCATATAAACGAGTGCTCTTCATCTGTGTGTAATGTTATTTCAGTACAAATATTTGTCATAGACACGTTAAGATTATTCATCATGTAAGCTAAAGGATTGTCCTTATTTACATTGTCTTCAAACATAATGTAAGGTTCTCCTGTCTCCATTCGTGATTTTAGAATACTTAGCCAAATACTCATAGCTTTTTCATCTCTATCACTTAATTTTCTCATAAAAGCATCATCTACAACAGCACATTGATGTAAATTTAAACATTGTCTATTTGGATCACCTTTTGGTCTTCTAATTTGTAGAAATTCTTCTATGTCCTGATGGTTAATGTTTAGATTAACAGAAGCTGCTCCTCTTCTTACATTACCTTGGTTAGTAGCAATAATTGTTGAATCATATATTTTACACCAAGGTACTACACCTTCACTTTTACCATTTCCTCGGATTTCAGTTCCTCTTGGTCTTATTCTATTAACACTTATACCTACACCACCACCTGATGATGTTAATTTCATTAATTCAGCATTTGTTAACCCAATTCCCCTAACTGAATCTGGTGTGTCAACTCCAAAGCATGAAATTGGTAAACCTCTATCTGTACCTGTATTTGACAACACAGGACTAGCTAATCCAATCCAACCATTCCAGATATATTTAAAGAATTTTGACTCTAAATCAGGACGATTTAATCTCATTGCTACAGCATGAGCTACTCTTCTATATGCTTTTTTAGGTGTTTCACCTGGTAAGAGATATCCTTTAGAAATTGTAGACAATGCTACTTCATCCATAAATTCAGGGTAATCTTTTCCTTTTTCCCACTGAGTGTAATCTGCTACTAAACTGTTATTATCCATTAATTTTTATTTTAAAATATTGATTCTGCATCCCAATCCATTGTTCCTTTACTATAATTTGTTACTCTACTTGCAAAGAAATCTGTATGTTGCTTTCCTGCTGATAGATGATCAAACCATTTCATCCTTTCTATTGCTTTTACATCAATACCATTAACAATAGGTCTATAACCTAAATCCCCCATTTTAGTATTTACTCTATGTTTGATAAATGATATTAGATCATTTTTATTGCAACCTTCTAAATCACCTTGTTCATATACCTTTTCAATAAAATCTAATTCTAATTGTAAAGATAACAAAGCAGCTTCATTAATTGCAGTTTCTAATTCAGGTGTTTTTAATTCTGGTTTTTCTTCTAAAAGTGTTCTAAATAACCAACATCCGGCGTCTGAATGCATTGATTCATCTCTAATAGACCATTCAACTATTTGACCTACACCCTTTAATTTATTTCTTAATTTAAATGACAATAAGACTGCAAATGATGAAAATAAATTTACACCCTCTGTAAATGCTGAAAATATTGCTAATGATTTTGCTCTTTCATGCCAATTTACCTCTTCGCCAAAACTAGCAGCATTATTAGTTAAAGCTTCTATCTTAGCCATTGTAGCTTCATCTTCTAAAAATTCACTAAAATCATCTAATCCTAACTCTTCATTTAGTAAAGAGTAGGCTTCAGCATGAATTGTTTCCATAGCACCAAATGTTGTTGCCATTGCAATAATTTCTGGTTTTCTAAACCACTTTGTAACTAAACCTGTCCAATAATCATTAACTACTGTTTCTGTTTGGGCAAAGCCTTTTAAAATAGAACCAATAATATTTTTTTCAGTTTCAGTTAAATTTTGCTTCCAATCATTAATGTCTCCCATCATTGGTACTTCTGTATGGATCCAATGAGCTTGTTGTTGTTTAAGCCAATAGTCAAATGCTACTGGGTATTCAAAGGGCTTATAAACTATTCTTTCTTTAGTGATGTCTAATTTCATTTCTTAATGATTTAATTCGAAAAATTTCTTTGATAATGTTTTTCTGTCAACATTATCTATATTAGTAAAACCGTTTGAGTTATTTACGGGTGTTGGATTATCATCTTCATCATACTCATCAGTAATCTCAAAATGTCCAGTTGAAGTATCAGCTTTTAAAAGGTAAGTAACTCCATCCATCCCATATCTATTTTTCATTATGTGGAATCTACCTGTATTATTAACTTTATCTTCTTTTTTTCGCGATAGAGACATCGCGAAATCTGTGATCATCATTTTATCATATGAACCTGCAGCTTTGTCTCCTTCAATAACATCATCCTTTGCTCCAGCTCTATTAACTTGTGATACACTCCAAATAGGTATATTTAATTCACGAGCTAGGCCCTTGGTGCTTATATAAATATCATCAATTTCAAACTTACGATCAGTAGATTTACGTTTTGATGAAAGTAAATCAACATAATCTATAATTATTAAATCTGGCTCTATTCCTAAACTTTTGACTTTAGCTATATGTGCCTCAATTGTGCTAATAGTCGCACGACCTGTAGCAAATTCTTTAATAATTAATTCACCTTTTAAAGAGTCTACAGTTTCTTCAACTTTTTCTCTATTTTGGAGAACTTTATCAACTGCTATATTGGTGAAAAAAGCATCATATCTTCTACCAACATAATCTTCACCTAATTCTAAAGTGTAATGTAAAACATTATAACCTAATTTAATAGCATATCCTCCTAAGGCAACTAAAGACCATGATTTACCACCGCCTGGATTTCCAAATATTAATCCAAAATCTCCACCACCTAATCCACCTTGTAACATATCATTTACAGTACTCCATGGTGTAGGTACAGTTACTCTATTATCTTCTCTATATCTAGATTCAACATCTTTATTATATTCATGACCCATATTTTTATCTTGTCCTGCTTTCATAGCATTCTCAATCATAAATTTAATGGAATCATAATCTCCAGCTTTTAATAAATCTACTGAAGATAGTAGTGCTTTTTTAAGTTGTTGATTTTTACAGAAGGTTGAAAATTCTTCCATAATATACTCAGCATCATCCTTTGTAATTTTATATGCTTCTCTTAATTTTTCTTTAATAGATAACTGTAATACTTCATTTTCTATTTTTTGTAATTCTACCTTTAAAACGTCCATACTTGGGACTGTATGGTATTTGGTATAGTAAGCAAGTATCTCTTTTATAATCCATTGATGCGCTTGATTCCCAAAAGAGGACTCATCTAAGATATCATGTATATTTACAAGAAAATCTTTATGGGAAAGTAAAGAAGATATTACTTTGGATTGAAATTGGGGACCATATTGGTCAATTGATTGTAGAGTCATATTATACTAATTTTTCAAAACGTTCTTTTAACCACACATCTACATTTCTAATTAAATTTCCTAAATTGTCTGTATTATACATTTTTAAGAATATTTGAGGTTGAAATGTTGGTGTTGGTTCTTTCATAAATTTATCTAAGTATTTGATGTCATTTTCATCTATCATAGGTTTACTTAGATCCATAACCTTATGTTTCTTTTTTAATCCATGAGGATCACTTAATAACCTAGCATATAAAATATGTTCTGTTAACTTATTTTCTGCTATTTTTAGTAATCCTTCTAAACCTAACCCCTCACCTCTTAATTCAGGAAAGTATTTATATAGTTTTTTAGGACCTAAACCTTTTAACCCTTCAATTTTATCTGATGAGTCTCCCATTAATAGTTTATATAATAAGAAATTATCAACAGAGCAACCAAATGTTTCTAAAATAGTTTCTGGTGTATAATATTTCTTTTCTATAGGTCTATATATAATTAGATTTTCTTTAGCTAACTGTAAGTAATCTTTGTCACTAGATACTATAAATATTTTATTATTTGGATCATGTGACAACTCTTCTCCCATATAAGCTATTACATCATCAGCCTCAACTTTATCAATTTGAACAGTCTTTACTGGAAGTGTTTTAAGGTATTGAGCTATTCTTTGTATTTGATCTATTTGGGAGTCATTTTCATCCTCAACAGAATCAAATGCCTCCCAATTAGTTATTCTTGTAGCTCTTCTTCCGGATTTATATTCAGGGATGATATTTTTTCTACTATCAGAACCTCCAATACCATCAAAAACAACATACACTTGATCAGCTTCTATATTTCTAATTAGAGCTCCTAAAGATCTAAAAAATCCTCCTAAACCACCTACATGAGCTCCATTACTATTAAGAGTTCCAATAACTGCAAAGTTTCTAAAGAATAGATTTAAAGCATCTATTAAAATTATACGTTTTTCTTTAGGAGTATCATCCCTATCCTCCTGAATTCCATCCAGGAGGTTTATTAAATCCTTATTTTCCATATTTTATTCTGGTTCTTTAATAAAAGTTGATATACCTGTCTCAGATTCATCTTCTTCTATGATTGTGAAATCTCCTCCTCCTAATATTTCAGCCCATTCTTTAGTATGACTGTTTTTATAATTCTTTAGATCTTTATCACTATCATTAATAAATCCATGAGGTGTTGTAACAATTTTTCCTCTTGTCTGGACTCCATTGATGTGATTCTTATCTATTTGAACATTAGTTCTTTTAGCAAATTCTACTTGTTTACCGTCCTTAATTGCCTTGATTTTAGAAGTTCCAGAGTCAGCTATATTTCCAAATGTTACTACAAATGTAGCATCAAACCACATAGCAAATCCTCCTTTATTCATCATTTTAGGTTGACCCATAGGAACTGCTGCTTTCGCTGCCCAAACTTTATTGGTACAAACTAATGAATTTGTATATGGGGATGACTCCTTACGAGACAATGTAATGCGTTGATTAACACTGTTACCGAATTGAGTTGACATGGCACCTGCATTCCACTCATTATTATTTTTATTGGATTTAATAGACATTTCACAAGGAACTGATCCTATTGAATCCCATAAGAACATTAAATCATAAGGCAAATTACCTCTTTTTTGTTCATCTATCATATCTAGAATAAATCCAGCTACATCTTCTATAGAATGAATTGTTTCTCTATCCACATAAAGAAAATTACCTGTATAATCAATAATTTCTCCTGTGTCTTCATCAACTACTTCTTCAACTTTTAGTCCCATCATTTTAGCATGCTCCCAACTCCATTTCATCTCAGTAATAATAAATACTGGGAGGATTTTACGTTTTTGGGAGGCGACTGCTGTTTCTAATAAAGCTGTTGTTTTACCTGTGTCCGAGTGACCCCTTAGGAGAACTATATGTCCTAAGGGGATTCCTGGAATTGATAATACGTCTGTGAAGGCTGGTGAAAGTGGAATCCACTCTTGATCTTTAAATTTAACACTTGAAGTTAGTCCTTTTTTAGTTTTAAAATTGTCTAAACTAAACCCAGATTTAAGTTCTGAGGAGACTGCTTCCGATAGGGATTTTTTACTTTTAGCCATACGTTTTTATAAATTAAAATGGTAAATCATCATCATCATCACCCTTGTCATCAAATAAAGAGTCAAACTTATCTACAGGAGCTTTAGTGTCCTTTTTAGATAAACTGTAATTTGATTTTGGATCTGATTTAGTATCTTTATCAAAATCTGATGATTTTTCAGAAATGATTGCTCCTTCTTCAGCTTCAGCTTCTGGATTAATGAATTTAGCTAATAATTTTTTAACTGTATCATAATCTTTCTTATACTTTTCTTGAAGATCTAAGATATTATTTTGATTTTCTAACCATCCTTTAATCTGATCAGCATCTGGGCTTAATACTGATGATTTACGCTTAGGTGTAATTGTAGATAATAAAACTTGTCTTCCACCAACATCACCATATTTAGCTTCTAATGTAAAATCAATTCCTTCATTGATGTCTGTATAGTCACCATAATCTGGATCATCTGCTAAACTTAAGAGTGATTGATAGATGTTTTTACCAAACTCCCAAAGACGAACTCCTTTGTCTTCTTCTCCTCTAACAATTACTTGAGCAAAAATCCTCATTTTAGGATCAATCTTCTTAGCTAATTTCCAATTATCGCTTTCATTAGTTTCACGTAACTTCTTAGCAAATTCTACAATTGGATCAGATTCACCCCAGTTACTTAAAGCGTAAATAGCAAATTTATCAAACCCATAATGAAGTGATACTTCTTGAAAAGGCCATTCATTGTTAAACTTTGATGGGACAATTCTAAGTTGTGTCTTACCTTCTTGTTTAGGTTTCCAATAAAGTGTTGTGTAGTCAATCTTTTCTCCTTTTGATTTACCGGAAGTAGATTGTAAAGAGCCTAACTTACTCTTAATCATGTTCAAATCCATAATATAACTTTTATTTATTAATATAACTAAATATAACAACCTTTTTTTGAGAGGCCAAACACCCCTTTAACCTCCTTATAAATCAATAATCTTAAATATCTTAGTATTTAATTGTTTAATTTCATTATGTTGGGTTAATAATATACAATTTCTATAGTGCTGCCAGTCAATTGGATATTTAGTGTCTACAACACCACCATTTAGTGATTTGATTAACTCATTTAGAGCATTTATTGTATATAGTGTATTAGTATCTTTTTTTCTGTGTACTAATATTGTATTTGAAGGAATTTCATTAAGATTTCCTTGATCAACATTGTATGTAATAACATATTCCTCATTACTTTTTATATATAATGCAAAAATCTTGTTATACAATATATCATACTTTTTCTGAATATCCTCAATTAGGGAGTCCATCTCATTAAGAGTAGTAAAAGTACAAAATAATTTATTGTTCATGGATGTAGTATCAATTGGTGACGCGAAG